AGACCGCAACTTCATGGGCTTTGGCATAAAGAATCTGAACCGTTTGCGTTACAGCATGCAGGGCCAGGCCGCCATCCGAGAAGGACTTTTTGAAAGCTGGCAAGGCCGCCGGGACATGAGCTGGAATGCCGGAGCCAATGAGTCACGTTTGATGATCAAACACAAACGAGTCATGGGCGAAGGTGAAGCCAGATTCCGTTGTGTGGAAAATCTTTTTATCGAAACAGCCGAGGGCGAACGCTACAAACTCCCATTCCGCAATCTCACCGCAGGCAAGGCCATGCTGGAACATGTGCGTGCCGGTGGTCGCCCCTACGATGTGCGTGGCCAGCACATAAGTGAAATGGTCACTGAACTTGCTGTGCTCAGCAGATTCCGTAGAGCCAATCATGGCCGATTGCTGGAAGGCGACACACTTGCCTTGGTAGAACAAACCAACACCTACCGTGAACGCTTGCAACACAATCTCAAAAGCCTGACCTCAAAGACCGGATATGCCAGATACTTTGAATCATGGTCCCCGGAACAAGCCACTGCAGAAAGCGTGGTCATAGAAGGACTCAAACACATGTTTGTGACACAAAGCATAGATCAGCGCATAGAAGAAGCCTTGCCCTTGATCGCCCGAATACAACAACAGGAAAACGCCATGAAAGAAACTGAAATATTTGAAGCCTGGGCCGATCGGCTCATGGAAGGAACCTGGGCACTGCCAGACACTCCAGAAAAGCAAAGCCAACTCATAGAACTCTTGAGCAAGGATCTCTTGGTGGGTGCCGATGCCACCAATGCCACAGAACAACTGTATGATTTGCTGGGCGATGATGAACTGTTTGACCAACTGTATGAACTGGCCAAGCGAGATGCCAATGCCGATGCTCGCCAGGTTGTGTTGGATCGCATGCAAGAGCTCAGCGCAGATCCTGCGGTGATGAAGGTCATAGCCAGCCTGAACATTGATGCTGATGCCGCAATGGATCCTCCTGAGTCAACACCAGCCGATCTTGACACGGAACAAGACAAGGTTGAAGAAATGTTGGGTGGCGATAAGGCCGATGCATTGATCATGGATGTCAGCATCAAAGAACCCCAAGATGGCATGGAAGAATCTGCCGAAGACACAGACTATCCAGAGTATCAAGATGATTTGGCAAGTATTCTTAAAACAGCCGGAGTACCTGCCGAAAAACGTCCAGCACCTGACTATGAAACAGCCATGGACGAAGACGCCAATCCGGGTATCACACCAGCCGACATAGATGGTGTGCCAGCGGAAGTAGATGAGGCCGAAAATCTCAGTCCATTCACCGAAGGCCAGTGCAACATGACCGAAGCAGGAACCATGTGCGAAGTGCATGGCAAGGCCGAGTGCGGCAGGGAAGAAGCCAATGCCTTGCAAGGCCAGTATGGACATTCAGGACGTATGCATGCAGTGGATAAAGACACCACGTTCCTGGATCGCCTCAAAGAACTTAGTGGCATGATAAAAAACTAGAAATAGAACAACCGCGTCATAAATACTCTTGACGCTACTCAAACCAGCGTGTATACTTGTAAAAGTGTATGCGCTTTTTTGTTCAGCATCACAGGCAACGTAACATCTAAACATTTAGATAGGCAACACCGAGTAAACTTTAGAAAGGCAACTCAACTATGGCATCATTAGCAGAAATTCGCGCAAGACTAGCCGCCAGCGAATCAAAACAAGGCGGAAACTCCACAGGCGGTGACAACTCGATTTACCCACACTGGAACATGGAAGAAGGCCAAAGTGCCACACTCCGTTTCTTGCCTGATGGTAATTCAAAGAACACATTCTTTTGGCAAGAACGGGCCATGATCCGCTTGCCATTCAATGGCATCAAAGGCGAAGCAGACTCAAAACAAGTCTACGTCCAAGTGCCATGCATGGAGATGTGGCAAGAGACCTGCCCTGTGCTGACAGAAGTTCGCACCTGGTTCAAGGACAAGGCTCTAGAAGACATGGGTCGCAAGTACTGGAAAAAACGCAGTTACATTTTCCAAGGTTTTGTGCGTGAGAATCCACTTGCTGACGACAAGACACCAGAGAATCCAATCCGCAGATTTATCATTGGTCCGCAAATCTTTACACTTATCAAAGGTGCACTGATGGATCCAGAATTGGAAGAATTGCCAACAGACTTGATGCGTGGCCTGGACTTCCGTATTAGCAAGACCAGCAAAGGTGGATTTGCTGACTACAACAGTAGCAAATGGGCACGCAAAGAGTCGGCACTGACCGAAGTGGAACAGGCAGCAGTAGAAAAGCACGGCCTGTTTGACTTGAGCACATTCTTGCCCAAGCGTCCAGGTGAGGCCGAAGTCAAGGTGATCAAGGAAATGTTTGAAGCAAGTGTGGATGGGCAGACCTATGATACCGAACGTTGGGGTCAGTATTTCCGTCCAGCAGGGGTCAATGCTCCAGCTGGTGGATCCGGTACTGCACAAGTAGATGAAGATGCTCCCGCAGTTGTGGCCCGACCAGCTTCGGCGGTTTCAAGCAGTTTTGACGAAGATGATGCGCCTGCTGTGGCATCAGCACCAGTGGCGGCCAAACCCGCAACTCAAAAAGCTGAAGACATCTTGGCCATGATCCGGGCACGTCAAAAGCAGTAAGCTATTGATAGATCAAGCACAGGGAAAGTCCCTGTGCATCTACCTGATTACAGATAATGAAATTAAATTTAATATTTGAAAATACCAACGATTCAATTGAGTTTGATATTGTTTATAATTCAGACATATTGGAACATGTGGTAGCAAAATCCAATGCTGACGGTTGTAACAGTTACTCAGATGACGGCAATATTTCTTCATCAGTTGACCGTTATTTGAACCAGTTGCACAATGCTGTGACTTTGACCAACTCTGTGATGCCGAGATTGTGCCATCAAAAGTTTGCCGAGCATACAGATCTTCTCGAATATCTTGATCAAAAATTTCTTAATCGTCAACACGAACAATGGGTGCTGTCTCAACAGAACATTGTTGACATAGATAAATTGCGATTTTCACAAGACAAAACTGTCAGCCAACTTGGATGGACATTGCACGATCTTTATCCAGATGAAATCCGACAAATACGGCTGGCCGAGGCCATGAAAAAATTAGGATTTATCTTTCCCTACGAAGAAGTCAACATGACAGTGCATAGATTAGAACATTTTTTTACCAAAGACATCGAATTCAAGGCACAATCAAAATGGCAAGTGTTTGATAATCCATTCCAAAACACTATGATCAGCAACAATGATGTGGTAAATTTGAGTTTTGGTTACACCTACGTTGGCAGGCAGTTTTATAACAAATGGCAATTTTGGGACACTGATTTAGAATTTGTAGATCATTACAACTACGAAACTTTGGAATATGCTTTTCAACTCAATCTAGATCGACCTCAAACAATACCATACAGCAAAGAATTCATCAACTGGCAACAACAAAAAGGTGTCAAAGCAATAGCAACACAAATTCCAATTGCCAACATCATAGACTTAGGAAAAAATCTCAAGTATTATAGAACTATGTTATATAAAAATTCTAAAGCCAATAATCGGGCGACTCTACTACTTCACTAAAGGAAAATCATGGGAAAACCATTTGACGTAAGCAAGTTCCGCAAGGAAATCACCAAGAGCATCGACGGACTCAGCATCGGCTTCAATGATCCCACAGACTGGATCAGTACAGGCAACTTTGCACTTAACTACTTGATCTCTGGCGACTTCAACAAGGGTATTCCCCTGGGCAAGGTCACGGTGTTTGCTGGCGACTCGGGTGCAGGCAAGAGTTATATTTGCTCAGGCAACATTGCCAAGCACGCACAACAACAGGGTATCTTTGTTGTGTTGATCGATAGTGAAAATGCTCTGGACGAGGACTGGCTCAAGGCCTTGGGAGTAGATACCAGCGAAAGCAAACTACTCAAACTCAGCATGAGCATGATTGACGACGTGGCCAAGACCATCTCAACATTCATGGCCGACTACAAGGCCTTGCCCGATGGTGAGCGTCCCAAGGTCATGTTTATTATAGACAGCTTGGGCATGTTGCTGACACCCACTGACGTAAATCAGTTTGATGCTGGTGAAATGAAAGGTGACCTAGGTCGCAAGCCCAAAGCACTCACAGCCTTGGTTCGCAACTGTGTGAACATGTTTGGAAACTACAACGTGGGCTTGGTGTGTACCAATCATACCTACGCCAGCCAGGACATGTTTGACCCCGATGACAAAATCTCGGGTGGACAAGGCTTTATCTATGCCAGCAGTATCGTAGTGGCCATGAAGAAGATGAAGCTCAAAGAAGACGAAGATGGCAACAAAATTTCGGAAGTCATGGGCATCCGTGCCGGATGTAAAGTAATGAAAACACGCTATGCCAAACCTTTCGAAGGTGTGCAGGTCAAGATTCCTTATGAAACAGGCATGAATCCTTATTCGGGCCTGACAGATTTGGCTGAAAAGAAAGGCCTGCTGAAGAAGGACGGTAACCGACTCATGTTTGTGACGTCGGATGGCGAGATCATCAAACAGTTCCGCAAGGCCTGGGAAAGCAACGAAGAAGGTTGCCTGGACAAGGTCATGGCTGATTTTGCAAATCAACGGGAAACGGTAAGTACTGAAGATACAGCCACGGAGGAATAACGGATGTCAGTAGAATTAAGCAAAGAGATTTGGAACGAACTCAAGCGTTATGTAAACACAGTGGATCGCGACGAAACGGCAGAAACCTTGGTAAGTGTATTAATTGACAATGACGCAGACGCTGATGAAATTAAAACAGTATTTAAAAGCGACAGTGAAGTTAAACGTGCTCTTGCTCACTATCTTAAAGATCATGAAGATCATGAGGATGAGGATGAAGACGAGGATGAGGATGAGGAGGATTGGGAAAACTAATGTCCGACCAAGTATTTCCTATTCGCAATGACACTGCTTGTGTTTATAAATGGGGATGGAATACCTTCCGGCTGTACAACGGAACTTCTAGTAGCTGTCACAGGGTAGATACTGTATCAGTTACTCTAAACAATTTTGATGATTTTCACAATACTCCTGAAGTATTAAACGACAGACAACAAATGCTTGCTGGTCAATGGCCCGGACGTGGTTGCGAGTATTGCCAAAATGTCGAAAAACAAGGCGGAGTTAGTGACCGCTTGTATCATAATAATATTCCAGGTTTAACTCCGGTGGACTTTGATCCAGCCGGGGATCAAAAAGTAACACCTCGCATAGTAGAGCTGTATTTGTCTAACACGTGTGATCTTGCTTGTGTGTATTGTTCGCCTATATTCAGTTCAAGAAACAACGAAGAACTTAAAAAATATGGACCGTATCCTGTCGGTATCATGCCAGTGAAACAGATATCCAATAGAGACCAGTATTTTTCTGCATGGTTGAATTGGGTAGATAGAAACTATCAAAGCATTGAAACTATCAGCATACTTGGTGGAGAACCTTTTTTGCAAAAAGAGCTATGGAGCATATTAGAATTTGTAAAAAACAAACAAAATCAAACTCTAACCATTGCAATCAACACCAACCTAAATTCAAAGCCAGCTGTGGTAAAAAGATTTGTTGAGACCTGTAAAGATCTGATAGTTACTAAAAAAATCAAACGAGTGCAGATCAATGCAAGTCTTGACTGCTGGGGTCCGCAAGCAGAATTTATTAGAAATGGGCTGGATCTTGCTCAATGGCAAGAAAATTTTGAATACCTAATACAGCATAAGTGGTTGTCAATATCCGTACATCAGGTTGTTACTTCGTTAAGTATTGGTACTGCATTAGATTTGCAAAATCGAATTGCAGAGTATAAAAAACAAAATTCAAAAATTACTCAATCCTATCATGTGGTTGATAGCGGGTATGAAGAAATATACCATCCTAATATGTTTGGTGCTGATTTTTTTAAAAACAAACTAGGTGAACTGCTAGAATATTATCCAGTTACAACATCGTGGGACCTTGAAGCCCGTAAACGATTAGAAGGAC